AGAGGCGTAGGATTCCACCCTCCCTCCAAGGAGACGATCATGAACAAGATGCTGCCGGGCTTGCTGTCGGTCGCCCTACTTCTGCCCGCGTGCGGCGGCGGAAGCTCCCCCACCTCGCCGTCCACCCCGCCACCAACCACGCTGCCCGCGATCTTCACCATCTCCGGCTCTGGCGACAACGTCTTTGACCTCCCGGCCCGGATCACCCGCATCAAGATCGGCGCGACCTACACCGAGTTCGCCTCGAACTTCATCGTCAAGATCGCCGGGAACCTGGTAGTCAACGAACTCATGGGCACCGGATTCAACCAGACGAAGTTCGAGGGGACCTACCTCATCACCGCAGGCGGCACCGTCCAGATCACCAATTCGAACGGCGTATTCTGGATCTTCACCGAAGTCCGCTGACCTGAATGCGTGGTGACCCCCGGCTCTACCGGAAGCGCGGCATCTGGTACGCGGACCTCGGCGTGATCGATGGCCGCCGCGTCCGCGAGTCCCTCAAGACCACGGACCGGGTGATTGCCGAGAAGCGCCTCGGCCGGCTCCGCAAGACCAGGGAACGCGGCGAGTACACCTCCCCGGCCGAGCGCGGCGTCACAGTGAAGGAGCTGCTCGCGGACCTTGACGCGGACCTCCGGCTCCGGGGAGTGGCGGGCCTCGGGAAGATCCGCTCCCACCTGAAGACGCTCCGCGAGGAGCTCGGGCACCGCCAAGCGGCCCGGCTCGACACCGCCAGCATCCGGGCCTACCAGCAGGAGCGGCTCGACCTCGGGCGCGCGCCCGCCACGGTCAACCGGGAGTGCGAGCGTCTCCGGCAAGCCTTCCGCCTCGCCGCGCGCTCGACCCCGGCGAAACTCAAGGCCATCCCCTACGTCCCCCTCCTGAAGGTCCAGAACGCCCGCCAGGGCTTCCTGGGCAAGGGCGACCTGCAAGCGCTGCTCCGGGCGATCGCCGACCCCGATGTCCGGGACTTCCTCGAGTGGTTTGCCTGGACGGGGATGCGCCCGGGGGAGATCCGGTCTTTGACGTGGGCGACCGTGGACCGGGAGGCCCAGACGATCAACCTCGACCCGAAGGACGACAAGGGGCGGCGTGGCCGGGTGATCGCCCTCGAGGGCCCACTGCGCACCATCATGGACCGGCGCTGGAAGGCCCGGCGGCTGGACACCTCGCTCATCTTCCATCGGACCAGCCGCCTCCAGCCTGGGCAGCCCGTGAAGAGCTACGTGAAGCTCTGGCGCGATGCGCTGAAGACGGCGGGCCTTCCCCCTTCCCTGCGCCCGTACGACCTCCGCAGGACCGCCCTGCGCAACCTCATCAGGGGCGGGACGGACTACACGGTGGCCATGCGCATCAGCGGCCACCGGACGCGCTCGACGTTCGACCGCTACAACATCACCTCGACCGAGGATATTCGGGAGGCGATTCTTCGAACCGCGGCCTATGTGGGGAAGTTGCCTGGGACGCGGAAGGTGAGAACGTTCAGATGAACAAGGTCTACGGCTCCGGATCGGTTTACCAGCGCACCAGAATAAGTAAGAAGACCGGCGAAGCCTGTCGAAGCACTCGATGGTCGTTTACGTACCACGACAGGAAGATGGGGAAGAAGATTCGCAAGGGTGGATTCTTCACTCGCGAGGAAGCGGAACTGGCACTAAAGGAGGGGATGGCCACACACAAAGCGGCAAGAGAGGCGAAGGGGACCGTCTTCACCCTCACCGGGCACCAGATCCAAATCCTTCGCGGACCGCTCGTCTATCTCTGGTCGCGCAACTCGGAAGCCCTGTACGTCGGCATGTCATCACAGGGCCTGCTGCGGCCGCTGGACCCAAGGCATCATCGTCTCCAGTCGATCCTTATCGGCGACAGCCTCCAGATCATTCGGTGCATCGACAGCGAGGGGGCGCGTGCGCTTGAGGCGAACCTGATCGAGCAGCTAAAGCCTCTCTTGAACGGCAAACGGCGATTGCGCGAAGGTGGCACCGGGACGTCCCCAGGGCCCTAAACTTGCATTAAACCCTTGATAGCTGGCGGAAGCGGGTAGGAATCGAATCGGTTTCAACCTTCCGCTGGCCATGGTGAAACATGGCCCAACACGTAGAATCAGCAGGTTGCAACCTTCGCACGCGCCAGAAACAGGCCGAGTCGCAGCGCAAAGTGGCACCAATCTGGCACCGCTCAGCGTCCACTTGCATCCTCGTGCTGTCCCTTGCCGGTGTCGCCCAGGCCGAGCCCTGCGGCCCGCCGTTGCCCGCCGTGCAGCTCGTCACGCCCGTCCGCGGCTACGACGCCCGCGACGCCCACCTCTGGAGCGCCGCGGTTGCCGGCGCGATCGTCGCCGACCAGGTCACCACCGAGCGTGTGCTCGTCCTGGACGGGCTCACGACCCCGGGCTACAAACCGCGGCCGGCGTGGGAACAGAACCGGACGCCGGGGATGCAGTCCTTCGGCGGGCGCCTAGCGTGGAGTGCGGCCGAGTTGGGCGTCATCACCTGGGGCCTACACAGCGAGAAGCCCGCGATCCGCAAGTGGGCGAAGGTGGCCGCCGTCGCCTCTGTCCTCACGCGCGGGTACTGTGCCGTCCACAACATCCGGGAGCGGAACAAGGCCCTCGACTTCGACCGGGCCCACCGCTAGAGCAGCACGTACCTCTGACGCGGCGCCCGCCACGCCTCCCAGGCGATGAGCAGTTCGTCGGGCTTCAGCGCGAACCGCCGCCAGATACCACCCACCGGCCGCCAGCGGTCCAACTCCCGCGCGAGCCCTGGCATCTCCGCGAGGGTGAGGCCCACACCGATCAGCGGCGCCACCAGATCCATGATCAGGATAAATGCCCTGTTGGCGAAGACGATGTCGACGGTGCGAAATATCTCAGTGACGCGACTCTCCGAGAGGCCGGAGATCCCGGAGTGCGTGACTCCGTGCTCTCCGTTCCCGGCGGCCTTGGTGGGCGTCGAGATCGTTCGGGTGTAGAGGATGTAGGGCAGGTTGTTGGTCTCCGTGCGGCCGGCATCGGAGGCGCTATCCCAGTCGAGGTAGAGGGTGGAACTCGCCGAGAAATAGTAGGCTCTGGCCTCGATGGTTGCCTGCACCATCGGGTCCTCCGCGTCGTTTGGTATGGCCGGGAACGTGTAGCGCTGAGCGACGGCCGGGGTGCCGGTCTTGAAAATGTAAGATGTATCCCCGTCGTTCGAAGCCACCGCGGCTACCTTCGAGGCCCCGGCCCCCAGGGCCCAGTTGGTGACGGATCCCTCGGCCGATGGGTGATCGGTGACGGTCGGAATGATGTCCCTCCCCTACGTCAGTACGAGATCAACCTGTACGGCGATCTGCGTCGGGCCACCGGTAGCGGTCACCACCATGATCTCGAGCTTGTCCCCGACGGCGTAGGCCGTGTTCTGCACCGAGCCCCCGTCCATCCAGGTATCCGCCGAGGTGAGGGAGAGCGCCGATGACAGATGATTCGACGCCCCGTTCTTCCGCGCGTTGATCGTGGCACCGGTCCCGGCCACTCGGTAGCCCCGAACGTTGGCCACCGTGCAGGCTAGGGTCATGCGACAGCAGATCACATTGATGGCCACCGCGATCCCATTGGAGTTCACGACGACGCCACCCCGGCTGATGGGCGTCGCGATGGCCCGAAGCGCAGCCAGTTGATCCCGTATGTGGGTGTTGCAGAGGGCAGCGGTGACGAGCTCCCCGGCCACCCACGTCCGAGGCGGCTCTGTCCAGGACATCTACTTGCCCGCGAGCACTTCCGCCGGGAAGAGCCGGACCTCGGTCCGCGCCTTCCACGGCAACCCCGGCGACACGATATGCGTCACTGACCTGACGATGCCACCAGCGAAGCCCTCGACGTGGACCGCTTCGCCGAACCGCGGCAAGGCCTCAGCTTCGACGCTCACGCCGGACGTCGCACCCTCGACTTCCGTCAGGATGATCTCGTATCGCATGCCCATCCCCTTCACAGAAATCCCAGCTTGGTGGTCGCGTCGAGCTCGGACGCACCGGCCTGGCCCAGAATCCAATATGCCGCCGCGTCCGCCGGGCAGAGTCCCCACGTGCACCAGAGAATGCCGTCCGGCTCGATCGTCAGCGCAATGTTCTGGATGTGGTGGCCGAGGACGGTCGTCCCTGGCCCGTCATCGGTCAGCCCCGTCACCGTCTCCCGGATCCCGACCCGGTCGCTGATCTCCATGCCGAGGGCTGCCACCATCAGGGCATCGCTCCTGCTGGCCGGGAATGAAACGCTCTGGACGAAAGACCCCTCGCCCTTGTAGACGTTCAGGATGTAGGCCGCGGCCTGGGCGCCGCGCTCGGGGTCATTCTGATAGAACATATCGAAGGTGAGAGCGTTTTCGCCGTACTGGGCGATGCTCGCCGTGTCCTTGGCTTCGCCCATGGCGGTCGAGTAGTCGTAGACGCCCTTTCCCCGACACTGGAGCTTGGTCACGAAGCCGGATTGGCTCCCACTGTTTGTGACCGTGAAGTGGACCTCGCTCGCGCCGAAGATCGCTACCACCGAGAAGTTGGCCGTAAGGTCGGCTCCGCTGCCATCGGCGGCCACGTTCATCACGTAGTCGGTCGTGGCTACCGGCGCCACCAGCTCCGTCGCGCCAACCTTCTCCGCGCGCAACGTCGGATCCGTGTATGAGGCCCTGATCGTGACCACCTGGGCGGGCGCAACCTGAAAGGGCGTGTCCAGCGTGAACAGCACGACCAGAGAGGCGTCTGCCCGGCGCGGGTATACCACCACCTGAACCCGGTTCAGGATCTGGCCGCGCGAGCGCGAGGCCTCGAGTCCGATGGTTTGGTCGAGCATGAACTGGTTGACTGTGTTCGCCATCCTGACGTGTCGGTTCAGAAACCGTATCTGGTCGCCGACGATGTAGATGAAGCCAAGCTCGGACTGGGCGATGCGCTGGAACTCCGACAGCGCCGTCGCCTGGCCCGACTTGGCGTTGTCAAGGGCGTAGGCGTAGGTATCTTTCCCGGGCGCGATAGCAATGGACGATGGCGCGATGGGCATGCTCGCAATAATCGTGGAGAAGATGTCGCTGCTCACCTGGTTGAGTTGGATCGGGATACCGCTCAGCCGCCACCGTGCCGCGTAGTCCAGCCAGTCCACGGCCACTACTTCGGTCCTGCGCTCCAGGCCGACCCCGGGCGTCGGTCGGATCGAGTCGATCGTCCCTATGAACCGCGTATAGGGAACCGAAGCAAAGGTCAGAGTGAGCCGGCACTTGATCCCGATCCCGAAGCCGGCACGGCGGTTTACGTTTCCTGGGGAGTAGTAGCCGAGGAGCTGCGCCGAATTGAACTCCGAGTTGTCGAGGCTGAGCCTCATCGTCCCGGTGGACGCGACACGGTCGAGCGGGCCGGTCCCGCTGATCCCGTATCGGACATCGATAGAACCGACTACGTCCGGAGTCACGTCCACGTACCCGGCGCCGAAGTCCATCTCCACCAGGGTCGTGACGGTACTCATGCCGCGCTCAGTTGGCGGGCATCACGGACGGAGCGCGCGAGCAGGCCAGGCAGCACTCCGAGGAGATCGTCGCGGAGTCCGCGAAGCTCGCCGAGCATCGCTGGGTCGCCGCCACCGGCCCCCCGCATCTCGTCACCGATCATCCCCGCGAGGGTGCCTCCCTGCTTCATGTTGATGACGGCTTCCTTCTGGTGAAGGTTCACCGCAGTGCTACGACCGAAATCCATGAAGGCCGTCCCGGGCGTGCCCTCGGCGAAACCAGAATCGGCGCTCCGAATCTTCGCGACATTCGCCACGCCAGCAGCGACGATCGCGGCCGCAGGCACCAAGCCCCATGGCCAGCCGTACTGGGCGAACGACTTCACTACTCCGGCGGCGACGTCGATGATCACAGCCGCGATAGCGGCGGCCTTGTTCTTTCCGAAGAGGGACCGCAGGATCGACGACGCGGCCTCGGCGATCATCAGGAAGTGGCCCACCGCCGAAGCGCTGCTCAATTTGTCGAGAGCTTCCTTCGCGTCGGCCGTCTTCTGATGTGCCGCCCGGATCTCAGCCTCGGTCGAATCGACGCAGGCCGCGATCTCGAATTCGGACTGGAGGGCATTCTCCAGGACCCTCTTCGCCACGTCGATCTGAGTATCGCCAGCATGGTGAGCGGCCGCTTCTTGCGTTGCCGCGGCATCCATGGCGGCCTTCGCAGTGAGGGCGTAGGCCGATTGGACCTCCCCCACGAGCATGGCGAGAAGCTCCGGGTAATCGGTCCCATAGAGCGCCGTCAGGCTGTCGATCTCGGCCTGCTTGTGGATGTCGATGTCGGCGAGCCGTTGGTCGAGTCCAGTGAGGCTTGCGAGCGTGATCTGGTTCTGGAACTCCGTCCACTTCCCGGCGATCGCCACCATGTCGTCCTGCGTCTTCTGTGCGAACGCATCCATCTGTGCCGTGGACCATTCGAAGGCCCCTACCTCCTTGAGCTGATCCCCAAGATCACGGATGACGGGCGGGAGCTTCTTCACCGTTTCGGTGACGGCTCCGGTCGTTGCGGCCAACATGGCAAAGTTTGCATTTGCCATGCCGACCTTCTCGATGAGGCCGGCGAAGCTCCCGGCCTGCTCGTTCGCGGAGTTGGTCATCTCCGCCACGACAACGTCGGTGGCCTGAACCTTAGCGGTCAGATCCTCGAAGGCCGTCGCCACTTCGAGAGGGTGATCCTTCACCTTCTGCAAGAACTCGAAGCCGAAGGCAGCTTTCGTTAGGAACCCCGTCAGATCGATCAGGGCAACCCGTGTGATCCGGAATCCTTCGTTGATCGCCCCGATGGCCACCAGGGCGATGTTGAGGCCCCCAGAGAGCTTCACTAGGCCGTCGGAAACGAGCTCTCGGATTGCCTGCTGGTTCTTGCCCACCCAGTCCGCCATGGCCTTGAGGCCGTCGGCGATCATCCCGGCCGCAGCCACCAGTGCCGGGCTAGAGGCGACGGCCGACGAGATGCCATCGACGAGGTTCAAGACGGCGACTTTCGAGCGATTGACCTGGTCGCCGAAGTCGACCTGGGCCGGGCCCGCTGCATTTAGTTCCCCCTTCAGTGCCCCGAGGATGGCCTGGCTCGCGGCCACGGCCCGCTGATGGTCGGTCAGGTCACCAACGGAAAGGTGCAGGGAGTCGGCATACCTCTTGACGGCTACGTCCGTGTCGGCGAAGAGGCCGAGCTGCTTCAGGCCGCCGGCCCGGCCCGTGGCCATCGCACCAGTCAAGGTTTCGAAGGCCGATGAAAGATCGGTCCCGGTGCGATCGCTGAGGAGCTGAGCGCCCTGCGCCAAGGTCCCCATGTCGTCGGCGCTCTTCACGAGACCGGTGCTGAGGGCCGCATTCGACATCTTCATCAGATCAAAGTTGCTGATGGTGCCGAGTGTCCCCTCCTGGAGCTTGCCCAACATCACGTCGGCCGACTCGCCAGCTCGGGCGGTCAGCTGCGCGAAGGCGTCCCGAACGTCGTTGACCTCGGCACCACGCATCCCAAGCGCCACGACGGCGCCTGTCGTCGCCGCGATACTCCCGACGGCAGCAGCGGCCGCCCCCGTGATAACCCCAAGGGCCGTACCCATGAAGCCGAGCCTCTTGGAGGCATCTTCGATCGGGCCGCTGAACTGGTCCTGGAGACTGAGGACCGCGCGGAGTGTGCCTACATCGATCTCGGCCATGCTACTTCCCCGCCTTCGGCTCGGGCTGGTTGAAGATCAGCATGCATAGGTCGAGAGCCTGTTCAATCCCGGCTCGCGTCTTTTCGGGAGGAATCGGCTCCGCATCATCACCAAAAGCCAATAGGCAGTCCTTGAGCTTCAAGCGGTCCTTCTTCCGACGGGGTGAGTTGAAGATCGCCTGGACGATGCTGGCCGCGCGGAGGTCCGCACGTTCCTCGTCGAAGGGCTCGAGGTCCGCATAGGCCCGCCATTCCATGAACTGGCGGGCGGTGAGCCCGCGCAGCATGAGATCGACGTTGGGCTGCCCGAGCTTGAGAGCGAGACGGTAGGCGAAGCGGCGAGCACCGCTCCGCCTTAGCCGTTTTTTGCGGCGGCCGCCATCGCAGCAGCGGCCTTGCCGAGAAGACCGTTCAGCTTCAGCGCCGCGTCTTGAATGCGATCGAGGACGGCCACGCTTCTCGTATTCAACTTCTGATGGTCCTTGAAGACGCGGTTGCCATTCGCGTCCACGACCGAGAGGGCCACCATCAACGCCATGCTGTCCTTCTTGGGGACGTCCTGGAACTCGTGGAGCTCGGCAGCGCTGAGCTGGCGAAGCCTGATGTTCTTCTTCCACTCCGGGATGTAGAGGTCGACCGTCGTGCGGTCGTCCGCCGAGAAGAGATCCTCGACGTCGTCTGCCGAGAGAAAGGCCGCCTCGGGCTTCGTCGGCTTGTCGTCGCTCATGCCGTTACGTCAGGCTGCCGATGATCGCGATGTCGTAGACCACAGAGTTGACGCCGGCCGCGTTGACGATCTGGATGATGTCTCCCGTGGCGGCGGTGACCACGAAGCCGGTCGCATCGGGCCTCGTCACCAGGAAGATACCGCCCGGGGTGAGCGTGTGCGTGGTGGCCACCGTGTTGAGGATCGGCACGGCGGCGGCGTTGCCCAGGACGGTCAGGTTGTTCAGGTTGCCAGCCGCGGCATAGATGAGAACCGCGCGCAGACGGGCCGGGGCGACGGCGGCGCCGAGCGCGTCCACGAGTCCGCCGCCGTTGAGGTCGAGGGCGTCGGTGCCCGAGGGGGCGATCGTGCGCTGGTCGGCCCACAGGAAGTTCGCCTGGCCGGCGCCGGCCCCATTGGCGAAGTCGATGGCGCGCAGGAGAGCCAGAGGGAAGCTCACGTCTGCGAAGTCGGGGCTGCTGAGCAGCGTCCCGGTGAGGGTCACTTGGACTCGGGAAGTCAGAGGCATGGGTTCTCCTTAGACCATCGTGATCGCGCCGTCGATGGTGATCGCCACCGCCAGCTGCATTGCCGCGTCGACCGTGAACTCCTGGGGGTCGATGAGCTGAATCCTGCCCGCGAACGTCCATGTCTTGATGACACCCGGGGGCATCGTGATCCGCCAGTTGCGCTTCTTGTTTGCCAGGATGTCGGCGATCACGCCCTGGCCGGTGTCGCTGTGCGTCGCGTCGGTGGGAATCCAGTTGAGGGTCGCGGTCACCTGGCCCTTCCGCAGCATGCCGAGGATCTTCGACTCCTGGCCCTCGTTGTGGTTCGAGACGTCGATCTCGTTGCGGGAGAGCTGCGGCGGTTTCAGGGACACGATCTCCGCGACGGTGACGAACACCTCCGGGGACCCGCCATCGCCAGCCTTCAGCAGGACGCCCGTGCCGATGAGTGCGTTGCTCATTTCTGTCTCCTAGTCCACAACGATCAGCGGCTGGCCACCGGGGCCGAGAACATGCGAAACGCGGGCGTTGGTCGGATGCTGGGTCACCTCGTGGTCGAGCACCGCGGCGAGGTTGTCCACCCGCTCGTATTGGTCGCGGCAGAGCCGGCAGCGGTAGACGGGCTGGCCGGCCCAGATGAAGTCCGGCCCCCTCTCTGCCGGCGCGGCCGGCGCGGGGTCGGCCGGGGGCCTCGCGGCGGGCACCTCGGACGCGGCCTCCTGTTCCTCGGGGGCGTCAACTACCTCCTCGGATTCAGACTCGACCACGTCGCGCCTCCGGCTCACGCACTCACCGCCTGATTCCTGACCGCGACGAGCGCGTCGTAGGCCGCCTGGGCCATCGCCTCGGCCGCAATCCACGAGCTCGCTCGGGCCGTGATCTGGGCGCCTGGTCGACGCTGGGACACGGGGTCGGCGAGGGTCCCGACCGGTGCGATCCCTTGGCTTGGATCGATCGAGAGAAAGGGTCCATCCCCGTCCGGGATCACGGCCTTCGGGGTGCCGAAGATGTTCACGGCCCCGGTTCCGACCCCGGCGCGCTCGAAGATGCTGATCAGCTCCGTGATGAAGCTGGCGGAGGCCTTCTTGGTGGCGATCACCTTGAAGGTGCACTGGAGGCGCCCGCTCTCGTCGAGGAGCCCGGGGTTGTAGGGTTCCTGGAGCGGGGTGAAGCCGAGATACCAGGTCTCAGTCATCGGGCTGCCGCCACGCGCCGGAGGTCGATCTTCTCGGCGAGGTCCCTGGCGGCCGTGGGGACTGCCTCTAGGATGACGGATTCCATGAACTTCGACTGGCCACCGTTCGGATGCCGCAGCTTTGTGTCGTTGTGGATGAGCGCGGCATAGGGCGCGTCCGGTCCGCCGGCGAGGAGAGAGATCCGGATGTCCTCCTTCTTCGAAGACACCATCACCTTGAGCCGCTCGGAGTCCCGGAGTTTTCCGGTCTTGACCGGGGTCCTGGCCTTCATCTGCTCGACGAGGGTGGCGGCCACCTCGAGGGCGGCGCCGCGGGCCTCCTTCCGCATGCCCTTGTCCCCGGCGATCGACGCGAGCTTGGCCTTCAGCTCCTTCTCGCCTTCGAGGCTGGCGCGGAAAGCTACGCGAGCCATACGGTCCTCACGTAGGGCTGGCCCGTCAGGGGGTTCGTCATGGCACCCGGGACCTCCACGGCCTTGGCCTTCAAGCCGCTTGGCAGGGTGAAGACGTCGCGGGGGTCGATCGGCTCCTGCCGGCCCGGCGCGCCGTTGGGTTCGACGGGACCCACGAAGCCGAGGCGGGCCTTCGTGGTGATGATCTGGCCGTCGGCCCGCTTGACGTGGAAGGCGCCCTCCTGAACGAAGCACTTGCGGAGGATTGGAGAGGCGAATGGAGAGGGGGCGCCGAGCGCGTCCTGGCCAACCCAGGCCTCGTGGACGACGTTGACCTGGAGGGACTCGGTGCTCGCGCGGGCCGCTTCCACAGCCCCTGCGATGCTAGCGGCGAGTCCCCCCATTCAGCACCCCCCGCGGCCTTACGCGCCGGTCGGCGCCGCGACGCCGTTCAGGCGGACCTGGCCGGTCGTGTCGCCGCTGGCCGCGGCTACCCATGCGACCCCGAGCCGCGTGTTGCTCGTGGTCGTGGTGGTGACGTTCTTGGCCGAGTTGTCCCAGTACAGCAGGATGCCCACGGTCCAAGCGATGCCGGTGGCCTTGGCGAGAGTGTGGACGCCGGTCATGGCGAACGGACCCACCACGCCGCTCGTGATGTCCTTCATCGCCACGCCGACTATCGTGCCGATGAGCGCGGCCGCTCCGGAGAGTACCGTGGCGGGCGCGGCCACCGTCCAAACCTCGCCAGGTTGCACAACCAGCTTTGACATAAGCGCCTCGCTCCCTCAGTCGCCGTCGCTTACGCGCCGGGGTTCTTGTAGAGGCCGCGGAAATCCACGACCTTGGCCACGATGTCGTGGCGGATCTTGAACTCCATCCCGTCCACGTCGAAGCCGATTCGGCTGTCCACCATCGGCCCGCCCGAGCCCTCGAGTGTGGCGAGGACGATAATGTCGATCTGGGCGGGGTCGGCCGCCAGGTACCAGGAGACCGCGCTGTTCACGTCCAGCCGCGGCTCCGCGATGACCGTGAGCTTGCCGGCGAAGGGGTTCACCGAGCTGGACTGGCTCGCCAGCAGGTTCGTGCTGACGAACTGGTCCGCGATCGTCTCCTTGGCCGCGGGCACGATCAGATAGAGCGGGTTGAGGTTCATCAGGGAGACGGCGTCAATTCCCACCTGCTTGCGCAGCGCCGCACGGCCCGCGCCGATCGCCGCCACGGAGATGGCGTCGGACGTGCCCGAGAGGTTGGCGTGGGTGGCGTGGAACAGCGCCACGCCGTCCCCCATGTTCGCGTTGGCCGTGATCTCGGCCCAGACCAGGTCGCTCTCCTTGTTGCGGGCCTGGCGCCCGAAGGCCATCGGCACGCGCGAGAAGGCCTGCGTATCATCGTTGACGAGCGCCTGACGGGTGATGGAGAACTTCCGGCCCCAGGTTCCGAGCTGGTACTGCTCTTTGCTCTCCCCCATCGTCCCTTCGACGAACTCGCCATGCTCGCCGACCGCGAGGAGGGCCGGGCCCTCACCGAGCTGGAGGAGACGCGCCGGCTTGAAGTCGGCCAGCGTCGTGTTGCGGACGATGGGCCCGAAGGTCTGGGCGGCCTCCAGGTAGGCCTGGCGCAGGATCTTGTTCGGGAGATCCGCGAGGAGGTTGGCGAAGTCGGACGTCGTGTGGAGGCCGCCGCGCAGCCCGAGGGCGAGGCTGGCGATCTCCATCGGCGCCATGGAGGTGACGCGCATGCCGCGCGCGTTCAGATAGGCCCGCGCGACGTCGAGCATCCTCATGCCGCGGTACGGCTGGCCCTCTTCGCTCAGCTTGAAGCCGATTTCGTAGGCGACCCGATGCTTCAGGCCGTCCTCGCCCGTCTCCAGGCGGTAGGCCTTCTGCACCGGATGCACCTTGTGCAGGAGCGCGTTCTCGATCCCGGCCCGGACATGGACCAGAGGATCGTCTCCCGTGACCTCGACGCCCGAGGGTCCGGGGCGCGGTCCGCGATCGTCGCCGCCGCGCTTGGCCAGCTCCTGGAAGATGCGGCCTTGCGCTTCCTCGAGCGTGACCTTGTCGTCGGCAATGAGCTTGTCGGCGACGGACTGCGGGAGACGGGCGGCCCTGACGGCGAGCTGAATGCCCTGGCACCGCTTCCGCTCCGCCTTGACGCCCTCGTCGTGCTCGTTGGGCTCCGCTGGCGGATCGGCCGCGCGCCGGGTCGGAGGGGTCAGCGGGTCCTCGGCGATGGTCTCCGCGGGCGTCTCTTCAGGGTCCATTCTCGTCTCCTTCGCCCCGCGCGTCACGACCTGGCAGGGGTTGGTATCGGTGGGCTTCTGCCCCCGGAACTTCGCGCCGTCGTCGGCGCCCATCGGCACGGCTGAGATTTCGTAGGGCTCCCAGTCCACCGCATGGCGGAGCTCGGGCTTGCCCTCCTCGGCAGTGATCTCGAACTTGTGGACCTTGTAGCCGACGCTGACGTTGCGGACGATCCCGTCGACCACGTCCTGGAACAGAGGCTCCACGTCGGCGCGCTTCGAGAAGCGGACGGTCGCCGTGCCCTTGCCGCCCTCGATCCGGGCGCTTGTGGGCACGACCACGCCGATCTGGTTGCGCAGCTCGTAGGAGCTGTGGGCATCGAGCAGCGGGGCGCTGTTGTTGATCCTCTTCAGGCGTACGTGGCCGGGCTCGAGGGAGAGCGTCTCGATGTAGCGCTTCCCGGTCCACCAGTCGAAACGATCGACGGCGGCACCGGTAGAGAAGACCACCTCTGCGGTGCGGGCTTCCGGGTCGATCCGGTCGGCGCGGACCTCGGCCTGACGGAGCATCGGGCCCATCTCGATCGTCTTTGCGCCGCGCTTCACGCTTGGAACGTCGCACGCGAGCGGGGTGGTGGGAAGATGACTTTCGGTCACCCCCCCTGGCTCGGGGGGGAGGGGGCGGGATGGGACGGCCGGCGCGCTGGGCCCGCGGAGCCACCCCTTCCGATGGAGCGACTCAAGGTGTCGCGCGACTACCTGCTTGGCAATGTTGAGCTTACGGGCGATGTATGTCCCGGGGCAGGGCTCGCCCACCGCTTCATGGTAGTGGTCGATCGTTGCGAAGACCGCCGCCTGCTGCCTGCTGAGCCCCTCGGGCCCTGGAGCCATGGCCATGGCCTACTCCAAACCCTCCACCGCGCGCAGGGCGGCCTCGACTCCACGCCGGAAGCAGTCGCCACAGTGCGGCGCCAGGTCCTTGGGCCGGGTGATCTTGGCCTTCTGGAGCCGCTCTTCCATGGCCTGTAGTGCAGCCAGGCGGGCAAACTCCCCACGCTCCTGGGCACGCGTCTCGACGCTCATCCCGCGCTCAGGGGTGCTCAGCTCCGACGACTTCACCGCCATGCGTCCTCCTTCAAAGGATTCCGACCATCAGAAGCAGCTCGTCCTCCTCGTCGTCGTCCTCGAGCGGCAAGGGGGGCACCACTGGCGGGCGGCCGAAGACCGGCTTCAAGAGCTTGGCGCTGGCCCTGGCCCGTCCGAGCCTGGCCCTGGCCGGCTCCGCGGCCGCGGCAACCCGCGCGGCGGCCCTGACCGTCGGCACGGTCGTCGCCCCGGAGGCGCCGGCACCGATCGGTCGGGCGGCAGCGGAGCCGAACTGGAGGACGCGGCCCCCCTCTTCGACCGCCACGATGCCCAGGATCGAAACCGTCGAGGATGCCCCAGGAGCGACCCGGCCGACCCGGATGACGGATGCCCCAAGGACCGCCCTGGAGATGGCCGTGCCGGTAGCCCGGACGCGCCCCATGCTTGCCCGAGCGGCCACCCCGGGAGCGAGACGGGTGACGGTGCCGGTAGCCCGGACGCGCCCGAGCCGCAGAAGCGCGTTGACGCCCCGCGGGCGGGCCTGGGCGTGGATCTGCGGGCGGATCCAGTAGACGACGTCCGCATCGGTGATGACCGGATCCCCGAGGGCGGCGACCTGGCCGACCGCCATCGAGGCCGCAATCCCGACGACGATGGCCGTCCCGTCTGGCGTGGTGACCTGGCCGAGGGCGGCGACCACCGCGATCCCGACGACCACCGCGTTCCCGTCGCCCTTCGCTGTGACGGTCCCCGTTGAGGCCGTCGCGGCGATCCCGGTGACGGCCGCGCCGGCCGCACCACCCGCGACGACCGTGCCCACCGCGGCGGTCGCTCCGATGCCGGTCGCGTTCGTGTTTGCGGCGCCAGTGGCGACGACCGTCCCCGTGGCCGCAGCTACGGCGATGCCGGCCTGGGCGACGTTCGCGTCCCCGATGGCGAGGACGGTGCCGACGGCCGCGACGACAGCGATCCCGGTGACGATGGCGTCGCCGTTCGCCCCGCCGCCAGCTGGGACGGAGGGGTCGCGAAGCCTGATGTCGTTGGGGTTTGCTTCCCCGGAATAGAGGAAGACGTCCGTCATGTGAAGGTCGCCGTAATCCAGTCACGCAATTTCGAGGCATCGACCTGGCTCAGCGTCACGATTCCTTGCCCCGGCCCTGGCGTGATCCTGCAAATCCCGTCCGGCTCGACGTTCGCGTCGCACGTCGGACAATGAAACTCCGGTGGGGCCGAAGCATTGGTGGCCGCGTCCTGGGCCTTCATGAGCGCTTGGCGCTGGGCATAGTCCTCGGCGAGCGTCATGATCAGACTCCCACGAGCGTGTTGTCCGTCGCGCCGGCGACGTTGGGCGCGCCAGCCTTCTCGGCCTTCAGGTAGAAGGGCCCGTCGTCATAGACCGAGACTTCGTAGTTGCCGCTCACGTCAGACGGTTGCTGGTCTACCTCGACGTCGTCCGGGGTTCGAAAGGCATGCACGGTGCAGGCTCCGAGGGCGGCACCGGCGGAGTCCTTCGTGATGCCGACGATGGCCCGCCGGAACTTTCCCACGTTGGGACCGAGCGACTTCGGGCTGACCTGAAGCGCGCACGGCGTGACGTCGCTCATCATCTCCGGGCCGGTCCCGGCCAGGCCGCCACCGAGCCGGCTGCTGTTTCCGGGAATGCCGCCGACCAGGACCGACACCTAGTCCTCCCATACCGCGTAGAAATCGAACAGCGATGGCGCCACCGCGACGAGGTTCACAAGGCAGACCTCCCCGATGGCCACACCGTTGCCGACGTAGAACGGGTCGTCGGCCGGCCACGTCCAGATGAAGCCGGCGCCGATCGCGGCCGGGAGCGTGATGCGTCGGTGGGGCGTGCCGCCAGCGGTCGGGATAGTGGTCCACCCGGTGACGAGCGTCGCGGCGCTCGCCGGAGACAGCGGGTTCTTCGGCTGCCCGGCGAAGTTGCCGGTCGGGGTCGCCGAGACGACCGTCGCACGGACCAGGCCGAGCCGGGTCGACGTCGCCGCCTGGAGCGTGACGCCGAGCTCCCGCAGTCCCATGCGCTCTGTCACCGGGCAGCGTAGGGCGACGATCGGCGTCGCGGTGGCGGCCACTAAGATCGACGTCGCGCCAGCTTCGAATCTCATCCCCTACCCTCCGTTGCTCTTGCTGATGGCGTGCAGCGCCGCGGCGCCAACCGGCTGCACGAGGTTCTTTTTGCTCTCGTTGTAGACCCGGATGACGTCCCTCGCGACCTCGAGCAGGCCGTAGGCTACAATCGGCTGGTCGATCGGCCCCGTCACCTGAGTCCGGCCAGCGTCGTCGATCGTGATCTTGAGCTCCAGCGCCATGCCGTCCTCCTACGTGATACGGATCAGGCCGGCCGCTGCTGTCGGCGCCGGCAACACCACGGTGAAGTTGCCGGCCGTCGAGATGATGTCGGCCCCGAAGTCGAGGACCGCCACCGCCTTGTTGGCCCTGGTGCTGTTGTAGATCAGCGCACCTCGGGCCGTGATCGTCGCCGCGGCCCACACTGGGTCAGTCGTCCAGTCGAGGATCGCCGTGTCAGTGTCGATCGTGACGTTGAACCCGGCGATGGCCATGCCTCCGGCCGAGTAGCCGGCGCCCACGACCTCGTTCGTCGCGGAGTAGGCCGTGGTGTTCTTGTCGAGCGCGGCCGCGCTGGTGTACAGGGCGATCTTGTAAACGTCGGCCGCGAGATGCGTGCCGCCGAGGATCTCCTGCTTGTACGACCTGGTTAGGGCCTGCGTGATCGCCATCTATTCCTCCGTGACGTCGTAGCCGGTGCGGCGCCCCTTGGCGTCGTATCGGATGTCGATCTTCTTGAGCGCGGCCTTCGTCTTCACCGGAGCCGGGGGCGGAGCGGCCGGCTTCGCCGGCGCCGGCGGTGGCGTCGGTGGCGGTGCGTCTCCGGGCTGCGCGGGCGCCGTTCCGCCAGGATCATCGGGACCTACCTGGCCAGTCGTCACGTACTGCCGCGGGCCGCCGGATTGGGTGGTGTTGCGCGCGTCGGAGTCGAGGATCAGGCCCAACTCGTCGAGGCGCTTGTTGTCGGCGGCCATCTCCTTGAAGAACTCCTCGGGGTCGTAGCCGCGTTCTCGGATCGCATCGGAGAGGGTCTGGATCCCGCCGCGGATGTTGCGCGCGATCGCCAGCCCTTCCGCGGCTGGGTCGATGAACGCCGGCGGCGGCGGCGTCCAGACCGCGGTCGGCGCCTGCTGAAGCCCCATGATCTGGGCGGCCTGCATCGCCCAATCCCAGGCCGGGGTGCAGAACTGTGGGATCAGAGTCCGCCACTGCCAGTCGTATACGCGAGCCCAGTGCCGGAGCCGCGACATGCGCGCGGCCGAGAAGGGCATGCCGGTGTAGTCGCCCGTCAGGTCCTCATAGCTGACGCCCAGGCCGGTGGCGATCGCGCGAAGCCCGGTCTTGGAATAGTCCGCGTACTCGCGCACCGACGGCGGCTCGACCACCTGGATCGTTCGTCCGGGTGCCGCGTTGTAGATGATGCCGGGCTCGAGGCTGTCGATCCCCGGATCGTCGGTCGTCGTCGTCCCAAGTGGCGGCGCACTGCCGTCGACGTCGCTCGTGATCACGGCCAGGCAGGCCGCGATCTTCTGTTTCATGAGGGTCGCGTCCTCGTACTCGTCGAAATCCTTGAAGCGGAGAAGGACGGGCGCAAACCATGAGGGCCCACGGACCTGGCCGGGCCGACTCTGCTTGTAGACGTGAAGGATGCTCTCCGCCGGGATCCGGCGCGAGGTCCCCGGCACCGAGCCGCCCCCGAAGATCTGCGCGCCGGGATGCTCCGGAAACAGCCAATAGGCGGCGCGCCGACCGAGAGGATCAAACTCGATTCCGTGGATGATCCGCCCACCGTTCGGAAGAAGGAAGCCGGTCTTCAGCGTGTCGATGTAGTCGGCCTCGAGGACCTGGAGCTGGAGCGGGATCGGCAGGTTGTCCTCGGGTCGGCGGAAGCGCCGGCGCACGAGAACCTCTCCCGATTCCGCCACCGATCGGATGACTAGCTTCTGTAGGCCGTAGAAGTCGTTGCGCCCGTCCGAGTCGCATGCCGTGGTTCCGGCCCACTGCTCCCAGATGTCGGCGGCCTTGGCGTTCTTCTTTTTCGGCTTGGCGACGATGCCCCATCCCACAGTGTGGTCGGCGATCGTGTCCAGGGCGCTCTCGGCGTAGCCATTGTTGCGCACGAGGTCCCGCGCCACATTGCGCAGACGGGCCAGGGATAGCCCGGTGGCGGCGTTCGCGTCGGCGATAGTGGTCCGCCAGCCCTGCGTGCGGCGCCCGATCGACGCCGCTTCATAGTGCCGGGCCAGGAGGTCGAGCGCTACCTTGGCCCGCATGCGCTTGAGCCCGACCTGTGGCGCGAGGAAGCCCACCGCCCGGTCCAGCCAGGAGACCGACACTTGCACCCCACCATGGGACATCAGACCCCCTTGCTCGTCGCCGCGAGACGAGAGGTAGTCGACGTGCCGGCCGCGGCGTTGAGGGCGGCCTGGATCACCGCCCGGAGCTTCAACATCTCGTCGATCGACCGAAAGGTAAAGGTCTGGTCGGTGAACGTGAGGGACTGGACGGCGCCCCCTGCCGCGAGTGCGGCGTCCAACTTGTCGAGGTCCGCTTGCGTCCAGGTGGTCGGCATTGAAAACCTACGGGAGAGCGACGAACCCGTTGATCGTTGCCGAGTAGCTCGTAGCCGCCGACGGGGTCACGCAGACCGCGAGGCCGGCGGCCGTGGGCTGTAGCGGCGTGTTGAATGGGCCGAGGCCCTGGTTCCCGACCGCGGCCCCGAACTGGACCGCGTGCGTCAGATCAGCTGTGGCGCCGGCGCAGTCGGTCCCGGTGCCGGTGACGAGCTTTAAGGTCTGGGCCGTGCCGACGTTGTTGCTGACGATCGCGTCGGTCACATAGGTCTTCATCCCCGCCGTCAGGGCCTTGCATTCCTTCGTCACCGTCTGCGCCGTGACCCGGCAAGTGAAGGGGACCACGACGCTGCCGTTGTAGACCTGGGGAGCCTGCGCGTGCAGCGGGGCCAGGGCCGCAAGCGCGAGCGCCATGGCAGTCAGAAGCAGTTTCGTCCTCGTTCTCATCACGTCCTCCTCCTTCATCGGAGCCAGCCCTTTCGCCGCGAGCCCAGCCAGGCCCCACTCCGGCGACCGTTCACCCGGGCCACGAACTCCTCATTCGAGTACCAGGGGTCGCGCGCGCGCCGAGATGGCGGGGCGATCGCGTCCACCACCGCCGCGGCCGCCTTCTGCGCCGTCTTCCTGGCCGTGTCGAGGATCTTCATCCCGCTGCCTCCGGCGTCACCACCTCGGCGTACTCCCCGCAGGCGCACGAGATGACCTCGTCGTCGGGCCACACCTCCGGCTTCCACTGCGTCCATTGGCGCCCGCAAGCCGGACAGCGCATTTCCACCGGGAAGGTTGGGTTCTCGACGATCGCCATCACCCTCTCCTGTGCCGGTTCAGCCAGCCCTCGCGCTTCGGCTGCGGCGGCGGCTCGGGAGGAGCATTCGGCGACAGCGCCCGCTCGTGGGCCGTCCAGTCCGTCTCCCGCCAGCGGTCGAGCCCGATGACCGCGGCCGCGGCCCGCGCGTAGACTCGGCAGTCCAGGACGTGGTTCTCCCGCCCCGGGATGAGCTCCCACTCCAGACTCACGAACCCGCGACGGTTCTTCCGCGACACCAGGTGCTCGGCCGTGAGCTGGCGGAAGTAGTCGTCGTCGTACTCGGGGAAGTGGCAGAACCCAGCCGACCATGGATCGGTCTCGTTGGTCGGCGCCTCGAGGCGGAGCCAGCCGTAGACCTCGCTCTTGGCGACGGCACCGCAGACCGGCCACACCTTGTACCCGTAGACCGGCCGCTTGCCCCGCATCGTGATGTCGACCGGCGATGGCGTACCGACGAGGACGCCTCCGCTGGCGACGCCCTTCACCGCGATCACCCGGTTGAGCGGATACTTCCGGGCCCAAGTGTAGACGGCCTGCGTGTTGTAGCCGCTGTCGACCGCCAGCATGCGGATCGGCATCTCCGCCCCATCCTCGTGCTCGTAGGTTCGGGCGAGCAGCTCGTCGAGCTGCTTCCAGGGACCCTTCTCGAGGTCCGCCGTGTCGCCCGGGAGCACGCCGTAGTCGACCGACCAGGTGGCTTTGCCACGGCCCCAGGCCACGATCTCCACGACAAGCCGGTCCTTCTGCACGTCAACGCCGGCCGTGAGGAGGAGCCCGCCTCGAGGGACTGTCCCGGTGGCGTAGCCTTCGCGGCGCTCGTAGAGACGCTGCCACTCCGGGGCCTCTCCGCGCTCCCGCCACGTCTCTCCAAGCACCGTGTTGGTGAAAACGCGGAGCTTGAGGGGGTTCTTGTGCACCTCCACGAACTTCTTAGCGATGTCGCCCCAGGAGAGCCACCCAACCGGGGAGTAGAGGGCGGAGAGGTGGTAGCCCCGCACCCGCGGATCCGCGTCCGGGTTCTCGACGCGCCACTCGCCGCGGGCCAGCATGTCCGTCTTCTGGTGGTTTTCGATCGGTTCCTCGCACGCGCGGCAGACGTAGACCGCATCCTCGGGCTCGAGGTCCAACTTCGACCACGTGATCCGCGCGAACTCGAGCGGTTGCATCTCCCCGCACTCCGGACACGGCACGAAGTAGCGGCGCTGATCGCTCGCCTCGTAGGCACGCTCGATCGCGGAGACGCCCCCGATCGTGGGGCTGCTCGACTTGAAGGTCTTGCGCCGGGCGAAGGTCCGTTGGCGGGCCTCGGCCAGGTCGATCGGCGGCCCTTCCCCGTCGGCGTCCATCGGGTATCCGTCAATCTCGTCGAGCAGTAGGTAGCGGGCCGGCATCGACTTGAGCCCGACGGCGCTGTTGGCGCCGGTGATGATGAGCAGCCCGCCCATGAAGTCCTTCGAGAGCATGCTGCTGCGCCGATCGCGGCTCCTGGACTCCGATACCTTCCCAGCGAGCCTGGGCGTCGCATCCACGAGCGGCTCGATGCGCTGCCGGCTGAACCGCTTCGCGAGCTCCACCGTCGGCTGGACCAGCAGCGCCGGGCCCGGAGCGTGGTCGATGATGTAGCCGAGGAGATTGAGGATCGCCTCGGACTTGCCGACCTGCGAGGCCGCCATGAACACGACTTCTTCGACGTCGGAGGTGGCCGAAAGAGCGTCCATGATCTCGCGCAGGTAGGGCGTGCGCGCAGTTCTCCACTTGCCCGGCTCGGCGCTCGACTTCTGCGGGAGGATCCGATGGGCATCGGCCCACGCGCTGACGAGGATGTCCTCCTCCGGGCGGAGCCCTCTCGACCAGGCCGTCTTCGTTCGGCTAGCCATGCTCGAGGTCCTCAGCGATGTCCCCAAGAGCCTGGCGCAGCTCAGCCCGGATTCGGCTCCGCACTGCGGGCGCGAGTTCTCCAAGGCGGTCGGGGACGTTGAGGATCCGATCGCGCAACATTCGGGCGACCTCGAAGTTCTCGCGCTCGACGGTGGCGGCGTCCAGGTACTCGCCGCGCTTCCGTGCGTTGGCCAGCTCGAGAGCAGTAGCGCGCTCAGCAGCAACGCGGGTCTGCGCATCGACGAGCGTGCCGCCGGCCAGGTGGCCGCCGCCGTTGGCCGGCTTGCTCCGACTGGCCGCCCACTCGCGGTCGGCGAGCTCGACG